TAGCGGAGGCCATCAAGCCTTCGGTTTCATCACTCATAAGTGTCTTGCCCTTTTCATTCTGCGTTCGATCTCTCGAACAATACTGTTTTGACCCTCTCTAGCCCAACCGTGCGAGGCGTCCTCGCCAGGGTACCAAGTGGGTTGCTCAATCGTTTGCGATCTCAAATGTTCCAATAATTCTTGGCCATCTTCTGACCCAAACACGCGAAGATACAAACGATCAACATCATCCTTCATATCTTCCACGTTCTTACGCAACTCAGGCTCAACCGTCCTGAGTGCTTCCCAACCTTCAACGTCCATTTAGATAGCTCCCTCTGGTGGCATCTCACCGCCCTCTGGTGGCAACATTCCCTGTTGCTGTGCGGCGGCTTGAGCCATTTGCGCCGCCATCTCAGCGGCTTGTTGCCGCTCTTGCGGCGTAGTGCGAAGATCGGCAGGAATGCCCATCTTGTCTGCGATGTAATCTGGGATGGCTGATGTGCGAACCGCCATCTGCCCATCCGGCCCAAGGCTGGATGAGATCTGCGCCCACTGCATAATCTTCTCAATGTCGCCATAATTCTGGGCTTGGGCAATCGGGCTGACCGGGGTCACCTTTACCTCTAGGCCATTCACCTTTAGCGGCATTTCAATCAATCCGCGCTCATCCATCACATACAGGATGCGCGAGATCAATGGGATCATTGTCTCATTGATCAATCTTCCAAAAGCAGACCCAAGGTTCTGGGCTAGCTCAGATATCTTATGGGACACCTCTGTGGCTGACCGGGCTGACATATTGTCGGGCGGCAGGGTGTCATCCATCATAATCTTTTTAATGTTCATACGCAGATCATTAATGACGATCTGGCTAACATTAAAATCACCAGTGCGCGGCAATGCTCTGAGACTTTCGCCTTGTGGGCCGCCATTACGAGCCACAGGAATAATTGCGCCGGGTCTAATGCTTACCGCTTGTGGGTTCAGCACACCATCGTCTGCCGCTGTATATACCCCGGCGATGCTAATGCTGGCATTTTTCAGCAACAGCTCTAGCGTTTTGTTTAGCGTTTTAACGTCAGGAATAGCAGTCACCAACGGCCCACGGCCATACACTTCTCCTGCCACCTTCATATATCGCGCTACAATCCAAGGGCTAGATTTCATCTTACGTTCTAGCATTGTCTCTTTGCCTTCCGGCCAGATTACATAATAGCAATACTCAGCCTCATCCGCTTCATAGATGGTGGCTTCTAGCAATTCAATCTCATTGGTTGGGTGTTCATCAATGATGCGCTGAAGGCGCTCTGGGATCTCGATGTCAGGCCAATGCTGGACAATCGCCTCAGCTTTCAATCTCATCCGGCGATAGATGTTATCAACCTTGCCGTGTGCGCCTTCCTCAAATGCTACGAGATATTGCGGCACAGCGGTAAAGCGAATTGGCGTCAACTCATCACCTGGCTGAACCAGCATCACGGCAGTGCCAACCGCCAGATCCAACAGAAACTCACCCATCGCCAAATCAAAGTTTGTCTGACGCAGTAACGAAAACATTTTGTCTGCGTAGATATCCAAGGCGGCTTGCGCCTCTAAGCGCCGAGCCGCCGGGATATCGGAGCCGGGTTCTAAGCGACACCAGTTAGAATACGGTGGAAACAAGCCAGACTGAATGCGATTAGCAAAGCGCTGGGTGCTGTTAATTGCGGTACTGTCAAACACGCGAGCCATTTTGTTCTGCCCCGGTGAACCGCCACCTTCATAATAACCGTCATATAGATTGCGCTGTGGCAAAGCAAACTCATAGCAATCTTCATAGATCTGACGCCAGTTGTCTTTCCGGCGTTGTGCCATTTCGTATCGTTTCAAAATGCTTTCTGGTGAATAGCTCATGTTTTCCTATGCCTCTGTGCAAAGTTTCTGGCGGCCTCTTTAGAGCCAAAGCCCCAAGCTCTCAACGCTAGGGCAAGTCTGGTTGGCCTACCTTTGCTGTCTTTCATGTCGCCCTTCATGCCAGCAAATCTAGCGGCGAAAGACACCCGGCGCGGATTGGTGCCGGACTTTACTGGTGCCTTTAGATTGCCGCCTTCCTTGCGCTCAAAGTGTCTGCGGCCTGCTTCGTTTAGACCGCCGGATGGGTTTTGATGCCTTTTTAGCGTCATGACCTAGCGGCTCTCATATTGTCAATAAGATTAGGATATGGGCGACCAGCTTTCTTGGCGGTTCTCATAGCGGCTCGCTTTTTTGCTGGTGACAGCTCTTTCGGCTTGCCTAGATCCTTTGGTCGCTTTTTATCCCAAACCTGTTTCATTTCTTTTTAACCATCCCAGCTTTGGACATTGCAATGGCGATGGCTTGCTTTTGTGGCTTGCCTTCGCTCATCAGCGTCCTAATGTTTCGACTGACTTTCTTTTTCGATTTGCCAGCATAAAGAGGCATAATGATTATCCTAGTGTGTCTTTTGTGCGTTCTATAATCTGACCTCTGGTTTCATATTCACCGGGGCCGGGGCCAAGCCTAGACCCACTCATCAACGATCGACTACCATCATCACGACCACCGGGGCGAGATCTTAGTTTTGATGCCGCCAACTGTTGAGCGCGAGTTACACCTACTGGCTCTGGTGGTGCCGCTGGTGGTGGTGGTGGTGCTTTCTTTTTGCCGCCGCCAAATAAACTGCCCATATTACGCTCCTAAAGTATCTTGAACGCCAGTCTGCGGCGTTTCACGTTCCATTGACAACAACAAGCGCTGGCCGCCTACGCGCCGCGCTCTTTGCCTTGCGGCAATCGCCGCCGCCTTCTGAGCCTCTTCAGCTTCAAGACGTTCCTCTTGCCGCTTCTGCGCCTCAACCAGTTTCGGATCTGGCGCTGGCGGTTTTGGCGCTCTCATAAATGACATCAGCATACCTCGCTAACATTTCGTGATCATCGCCATTCGGGCCATAACCAATTAACAAACCTTCACGCCGGAATTTTAACGCATTTGCATACCTGATGGCAAGCCCATCATTTACATTAACAGTTATCTGTAGTCTATGCAATTTTAGATCTGCCATCGCTATGTCGAAATAACGCATTGCGCCGCGTAACATTTTGACCGCGTGACCCTCAACTACCGAGGTGGTCAGCATCCACGCCTCACCTACGCCCGGCCACAAACTACAGATCCCAAAGAAACACGCCATCCTGCCGCGATACATCGCTGTCCACGCATGAGGCTCATTGCTATACATCTTTAACACATCAACAAAGTTTGGGATCTGCTTAAAGCATTGGCTTGAGTGATGCCTCAGCTTGACGTTCATCGGGTGCGCCCAATGAAATTTAACAAATCTTACATCTGACCCATTGACTATTTCGCGCATCGGATTATGTTAATCACTATGGATTCCTCCCCAACTGCCCCGGCACTAGTCGGGGATTTTTTTTGCGGTTGTAAACCTTAGCAGATGGCACCACTCTCTTGCGATACTTACCCTGACGCAGATCTCGCGCAATAGGATTACAGCTCTTCGATCTCGGTGTCTTCGACATCGCCGATCTCCAGCACCTCATAGTCGCCATCATTCAAAGCTATCAACGCCAGCTCTTCGGCTTGCTCTTCGGTGTCAGCCTTAACGACAATGCCGAGCTTTACCGTCACATCAAAGATAACGCTAAACTCACCCTCTTGCCTGATGAGCGATCCATTGAAATTAAATGATGCCATAATAATCTCCCTCTAAAAAACATCAAAATCCATATTCGCCACAGCTTGCTTAAACTGCGACTTACCCAAATAGTTCTTAGTCATAGCACGATGTTCGCCGCCGCCCAACATCAAATATCCATACGCATCACCAACGTGCGAATGCTCATTCTTGTTCGGCGCATCCCTGAACCGCTCCTGACCGCCGCCCATAGCGACACGTTTAAAGTGATAACCGCCAGCCAAAGACTTACGCACCTTGTGACAATTTTTGGCCACAATTAATCCGGGCTTACCGTCAATCAATCTATTCATCGGCATTGCGCCAGCTTCGCGCCGCACCATAAAATCATTTGATGCGGTCGGTTGCGCCCTTAGCCCCAACGTCCTCAGATGCTCAAACGCCGTCACCTCGAAGATCTCATCCCTCTTGGCACCAGCCGGGTCACCCCAGATCATCACATCATTCTTCGGGAAATGCGTCTGGATGTCAGCCATCAAGTGATGACAGAACCGCTCCAGCCCCATATCAAACGCCACCAGCTCATGCACGACATTCCATCTTCCATTCGGCAGTTTCTGTCCAAATACCGCCGCTGGTGTCAAACCAAAGTCCAATCCAATATGGACAGGCAGGGCAGGCTCAATCTCTACATCACCCGACATCAGACTATCGCTAAACTCATGCCACACTGGCTTGCCGTCCTGCACATACACATACTGCGCCCCGGCATAACACTGTATCCAATCCAGCGTCTTTCCGGCCAACTGCTGTTCATAATAGCCCGGCGGCAGATTATTAACATTCTCAGCCTTCGGATTATTCAGCCAATACTTGCCAGCCGCAAAAATATTGTCTTCGTGTTCCTTCGTACCCTCAACCACGCCGCCCGGCTGTTTGTAAAACTTCCAAGGGTACTTACCCCTAATCGGATTTTTCTCAGCTAGGTTAGGCCACCAGTGGTCACTATCCATCGGGTTGGTGGACATCCACACACCGCGCCAAGGGCAACCGCCGTGCTTCTTGGTCGGGTAACGACCAACGCGGCTAGTCAACCCATCGACTACCGCCTTGGGCAACTCTCGCGCCTCATCAATAAAACCGCCAGTCAATTCCAACGACAACAGCTTACGCACATCACGCGGTTGATCCAGAGCCAGAAAGATCACCTCACAATCAAGCCCAGCCGCGCCATCACGCGGCGGTAGTTTGATGTGATGGGTGATCGGTGGCGACCAGCGCATCTGACCCCACATACTCTCAGGAAATATCTCTTGCCACGTCTTTATCGTAGTCGTCCGCAATTCCGGGTAGGAATTTCGTATTACCGCAAATCTGGTATATCTGATGCCATCTATGGGTGAAGGGGGTTGCTTGACAGCCCTCAGCATCACTTCCGCTAAGGAAGCAAATGTCTTGCCAGATCCGACTGGCCCCATCAATCCACGCACGAAGCTGTCGTCTTGCAAAAATTTCCATACGGTAGGACTTTCCGAAAAATCTAAGTTCAACCCGGTCAACGCCTCTGGCTTGACCTTCCCTCGCCGGGCTGACCGATCAGTCGCCCTCTCAGCTCTCGCCATCATCACCCTCCGGCGTAAATACTATTACCATCTCAGTCGTAATGCGCTCGCGTTCCAATTCCAACATCACGCCGCGACAATGACTACAAATAATCTGCTGGCTACCCTCATACACATAGCCTCGCGTATCTTTGCCGCAATCCTCACATTCAATCGGCTCGGCGAAAAACCGCACAAACTTACGGTCATTCATATTAATTACGTTTGTCATTGCGCCTCGACAACCAAAACCGTTCCTTGCCCTTCGTGGTCTTATTGATCCACGCCCAGCCCTTACGAAACTCTGATGCCTTCGGTATCTGCGGCACCGCCAGTAATTCCGCTAGCTTCGGATCAATCTTCTTCGCTTTGGTCATCCAATACCTCATAGGTTGTTGTCTTCGGCCCAGTCACATTAATCCCGATCATGCTAGGCCGCTGATCATCACTGTTCGGCTCAAGCAAGCCACGGTGCTTCGCCAAGAGACGCAACGCCGACAGCTTGTCGTGCATCTCTACTTCGATGCTATTGCCGTGTTGCGTAGGCGTCACCTTCACCTTCTTAATCCCACGCCGCGAGCGCTCAGACAATTTCTCAGATGGCGTCAGAAACACCTGACCCAAATCATCCCAATTCAATACATCAGTAATCACGCCAGACGCAATAGCCTCAAGCTCTTGTACGACCGCCTCGCGCTTATCAACGTCAGGGCTGGCTAACGCCGCCCTCTGTTGTCTAACTGTCATCGGTTTCCTGTCCATCAATACACTCCGATCCTATCGCGGCATACCCGGCTAAGTCAATCCAACTGTCCTGATGATCAGGCGTCTCAACCAAACGTGCCAGCTTTATCGCCGCCATCGCCATAGCTACCTGATGCGCCTTTACCTCAGTGCCGAATATCACTGTCCACATTACCGCAATTCTTTCGTGATTGATATAGACATCGCCGTAGCTGTCTCCGCGATTGCCTACCGTGCGGATGGCGGTCATTAATAAATCGTTCTTGTTCATTCGTTTCTCCAATTTCTACCAAAATTTTGTGTGACACCCCCACGTTATAGGGCAGGGG